TATTCTGGACACATTGCTAACCGGATGGGGTACAAACCTTGCAGTAAAACTGCTACAGGACAAGGCTGCAGCCGTTGCAGATAGTAACAAGTTGTACACATTCGATATTTTGGTTAATAATTTAACCCCTGTAAATGGAACGCCGGGAGATCTCAGTACTCAGGACGTAACGTTTACAATCAATGGAGCAGTAACCGTAGCCGACACCGGCACCTTCTAGTAGAAAAATAAGGGGCAAAGATGGCAAGTCTAAAAGTAGTCAGGGCAGATGGTACGGAGTCAGTCCACGAGATAACTCCCGCCATTGAGTTTGCTTTTGAGCAATACGCTAAAAAGGGTTTCTATAAAGCCTTCCGCGAGGATCAGAAGCAGACCGATATTTATTGGCTTGCGTGGGAGTGCCTGCGCCGTGCAGGCGCTCCCCAAGTCTTTACGTTTGGGGACAAATTCCTAGAAACGCTAAAAAGCGTAGAAGTACAGGGTGACGATTCCCCAAATGGATAACGCGCGATTCGTGGACGTACCGCATAGCGGAATTGTCGGTGCACCTCGGTATCGCGCCTAGCGAGTTCATTCAAATGGATCGCGACATGCTTACGGCTATCTATAAGGTACTAAAAAAGAAAGCAGAAGATCAAAAACATGCCAACCGCAGTAAAAGGCGTACTAGAGGCTAGGCGTGTTCTTCGCAAGGTATCTCCAGAGTTATACAAAGAAATGAACGTCCGCGTTACTGCCGGACTAAAAGACATACAAAATTTAGCACGTTCTGAAGTTGTAGATAAGATTTTTGGGTTACGCAATTTTACCGATACCGGCGTTGTAAGAGAAAGCCGGACAAGTCGCGCACGCGCTTTCCCAATGTATAACGCTGCACTTGTCCGCAGGGGTTTGACGTATAGCATTGGTAAACAAAAGCGAACCAATAACGGATTTAGCGCACTTTATTCTATGCTTAATAAATCTGCCGCAGGAGCAATTATTGAAACCGCAGGCAGACTTAATCCATACGGTGATGATGCAAGTCAAAGCAATAACCCGCAAGCCGGCGCACACTTCATAAATGCCATAACTGGCACGTATGGAACCTTGCAACAAACCGGCAAAAGCCGTAAAACACAGGGGCGATTAATGGGTGATGCAGTTGCTCAGCGTAAAGCAAAGGTAACGCACGAAATCTTACGCAGCATAGATGACACCATTAAGACTTTGCAGAAAGAGGTAGACGCTAAATAATGGCACTGATATTTCCCATATTAACTCAATTTGATGATCGCGCAGCCAAAAAAGCAGATACAACGTTTGGCAAATTAGGGAAGAAGTTTGCTGCAGTTTTTTCAGTGGGCGCAGTTGTCAAATTTAGTAAGGCGTCAGTCAAAGCGTTTCAAGAAGCAGAAAAAGAAGCAGCCCAATTAAGAGCGCAATTAGAATCCGTCAATTTAGGCTTCGCTGCTCCTTTGCTTGATGATTATATTGATCGTTTAGAATTACTGAGCGGTAGAAGCGGGCAAGACTTAACACTTGCTTTCAATTCATTATCGCAGGCAACAGGTGACGTTACTACTGCACAGAATCTATTAAATACTGCCCTAGATATTAGCGCGGCTACCGGAAAGAGTTTACAAACGGTTGCGAGTGCATTGCAGCGTGGATACAAAGGTGAAACTACTGCATTAGCACGTCTGCGTATCGGTTATACAACCGCCACACTTAAAGGCAAAGATTTTGATGAAGTACTTAAAGATTTACAAGAAAGATTTTCTGGTGCAAATGCAAGAGCGACTGATACGTTTGCCGGCAAAGTTGCTAGGTTATCTGCTGCTTTTGAGCAAGCACAGGAAGCGTTTGGCGAAGGATTCGTTAAAGGCTTAGATGAAGCCAACGTTAGCGTGGATGAATTACAAAAAGGAATTATTAACTTAGGTGAGGCATTAGGCAAGACTTCTGCAGCCTTTACGAGTTTTGGCGTAAGCGTTGGCGATACAATGGCGGCAATTGCCGAAAACCCGGCAACACAAGCCGTATTAGATATATTTGAATTTTTGACGCGGCAAGGCGGGTTTTTAATCACAGGCGAATTGATTCCATCCTTTGATTCTACCGCTGCCCGCCGTGCAGGCGATGAACGCCGCAAGTCGGAAGTTGCAAACCGTGCAACGCTTAGATCTCGTAATGCGTTAATAAAAGCCGAAAAGAAAATTACAAATGAACGCAAGAACCAAATAACTCAAAGCGAGAAAGATAAGAAGAACGCTGAAAAACTTGCTAAGGCTAAAGCGATATTTGATTTGGAACAAATACAAATAGCCGCTGCGCTTCAAGGTAAACTAACAGAAGAAGAACGCACTCGCCTAAAGTTAATGCAGGCGATTATTGAAGAAAACGCAACAGAAGCAGATCGGCTGACTCAAAAACTAGAAAAACTACAAGCAGACACAGAGAAGTTAGCAACTACTTTAATTGGCTTGAAGTCGGGCGATCCGTTTGAAGATTGGGATGATTATTTTAAGGATGCAGGCGAATTGCTTGATGGTTTGCTAAGTAAGATGAAAGGTTTGACGTCTAATCTTAATGCTTTGCTTACAGAGGCTCAGGCAAAAAGTCAATCCGCAGCAGATAGAGTACTTACGGCAAAGGAAGAAAGATCTGCGGCTTATCAAGAAGCCGCTAGGGCAACCGCAGTTTCAGCAGACTTGGCAGCCTCACAGGCAGCGGCAGCACAAGCAGAAGCATTAGCAGCATTAGCGGCAGAGGATTCTCCAGCCAATAGAGAGTTTTTAGAAGCGGCAAACGCTGCAATGGATGCGGCGCAGGCATTAGCAGAAAGCGTTATTGCGGCTGAGGAAGCAGCAGCACTAGCAGAAGCAGATATGGCGTCCATGCTTGATTTTGAAGCAACTTTTGCGTTACTAGAATTAGGCTTGCAGCCCATACCAAACATAAACGTTACAGTTGAAGGTAGCGTGATAAGCGATCAGGATCTAGCGCAAGTCATACGCAATGAATCTTTTCAGTATCAGCGCAGTGGCGGTTTAGTGGTATTTAATCAGGTGGCGATTTAGTGCCAGCATCACCAGTAATTAAGGCGTCAATAGATTTTTCTAATGGCGTTGCTTTTGTCGGTGATCCGTTTATCCTTGATTCAGTCACAAACGGCATATTAGGTACTAATCAATTAGCCCTAAGTGCTAACGCAGCCGTTGATATAACGCCCTTGATTGCAAGCGTAAACGTTAGACGTGGACGTCAAAGAATCCTTAATGAGTTTGAAGCAGGCACGGCTTCAGTAACTATTTATGATCAAAACGGTGATTTTAATCCTTCAAACGTATTAAGTCCTTATTATGGCGATTTAGTACCTTTACGCAAGATTCAAATTAGTGCTGACTATAACGGCACAGAGTACATATTATTTACCGGATTTATTACAAAATATGACACCGGGTTTTCCATTGGTACGGATGAAGTAAGCAAAGTGACTTTTAGATGCGTAGACGCCCTGCGGCTATTTACAACCGCACAAATAGATACCGTGACCGGATCAGGCGTGCAATTATCCGGCGCAAGGGTAAACGCTATCCTTGATGAAATTGCTTATCCGAGTACTTTAAGAGATATTGACACCGGAGATAGCACACTGCAAGCCGACCCCGGCACAAGCAGGAAAGCCTTAGATGCTTTAACGTTAGTCAAAAAGTCCGAATTAGGCGAATTATTCCTTGATGCAGAAGGCAGAGTTACCTTTTTAAGCCGTTCTGCGGTCACTACAAGCCTTGCCAGCCCCGCCTATACATTCAATGACACCGGCACTGGAATAGCCTTTCAAAACGCCGTAGTTGCCCTTGATGATAGCCTAGTGGTAAATGACGTGACAGTTACCCGCGCGGGCGGTACGGCTCAGAATGTTTTTGATCAAGATTCTATAGATAAGTACTTTATTCATTCTGGGGTACGTGACGGCATACTTGTGCAGACAAACACAGAAGCCCTAGATATGGCGCAAATGCTTTTATCCACTCGCAAGGAAACCGAAACCCGCATTGACTCAATCCAGTTAAACCTAGAGGATGGCGATAATGTGGCGCGGGTCACTGCCGGTTTAGCGATTGAATTGATGGACTGCGTAGAAGTTACAAAGGCAATGCCCGGATCCACAACCATCACGCAAACCCTTTTAGTGCAAGGTTTAGATCATGACGTCAATAATCGTAAGTTTACAACCACCGTTTATACAGGAGAAAGCCTAATTGACGGTTTCATACTAGATTCTTCATCACAGGGTATAATCGGCGTAGACGCCCTAAGTTACTAAGGAGCATAAATGGCAGGCGCAGGATATAAGTTATTTAATACAGGTGACGTGCTGCTTGCCAGCGAAGTCAATACCTACCTTATGCAACAAACCGTCATGGTGTTTGCTAACTCAACCGCTCGCACCAGCGCATTATCTGGAGTGCTTGCAGAAGGGATGATTTCCTATCTTGCAGATACAAACGCTACAGAAGTTTACAACGGCACTGCGTGGGTAGGGATTACCGGCACCGGCGACATTACAGAAGTAACCGCAGGTACAGGAATAAGCGGCGGTGGCACTACTGGTGCGGTAACCATTACTAATTCAATGGCAACAGAAATCACCGCAAAAGGCGATTTAATCGTTGGAACCGGAAATGCTACATTTGATAATTTGGCAGTCGGCACAAACGGCTACACACTTGTAGCGGATAGTTCGACCGCTACAGGGTTAAAATGGGCATCGGCTTCATCGGGTGGCGGTTACACATTATTGGATTCTGGAACATTGAGCAGCACAAGCGTTGCAATGACTTCAATTAGCGGTTCGTATAGAGATTTGGTTATTATTGTTAGGGATTTTTTGCCTGATACCAGCAACGCGCAATTAAGAGGTCGTTATAATAACGAAAGTTCAAATTATTATTCTTGGACTACAAATAATGCTCCAGTTGCCGCTACATTTGATAATGGCTTTTTTGATATGACCGCTGGAGCAAATTCATCAACAGCGAATGGTTTGATTCATTTCAGAATTTATGACTACGCAAATACAGACACTTGGAAATCCGCTGAAGTCACAGCAGTAGTGTTAAACGCAAGCAACGCGGCTACTTGGAACGGTAACAGAACTTTTGTAGTGTATAACCAAACGACAGCAATCAGTCGTTTCGATTTATTGCTATCAACAGGAAACTTTACTTCGGGCAATTACTACCTTTACGGAGTCAAATAATGAGCAGACCAATAATAAAAATTCATAATATTGAAACCGGCGAAATTATTGAGCGCGAATACAATGATTTGGAATTTGCCCAATGGGAAAAAGACCAAGAAAATGAAGTAGCAAGACAAGCCGCAAAAGCCGAAGCAGAAACCAAACGCCAGGCAGTCGAAGCCAAACTAGCCGCGCTCGGCTTGACCGCCGATGATCTCAGAGCCTTGGGGCTTTAGAGAATAATCTTGGGGAATTGTGCAACCACGATAGAATTGAGTTATGGCTAAATTATGCAAGGCAGGCGTCCAATTGCGAGAGCAAATTGATGATGCGTTTCCCGATAGAAGTCGAATCGCCCCTGAAGGTTGGCTCGGTGATAGACGTCATGCGGCTAGAGTTAGTGATCATAACCCTGATCCTGTTACGCAAATCGTACGTGCCTACGACTTTAACGCTGATCTTGGATCCAGTAAGCATGAAGCCTACGACCTTGCAGATCAGTTACGACTACTTGCCAGAACTGATAAAAGGATTAGTTACATTATCTTTGACGGTAAAATCGCATCATATAAACGAAATTTCAAATGGAGAAAGTACACCGGAGTAAATCCACATAAGACGCATATACACATTAGTTTTACTGCTAAGGGTGATCATGATGGCAGTATGTTCAGAATACCGCTACTAACAGGAGAACCGATTAATGGAAAACCTAAAAGCCGCCGCCGCAAGTTGGGCAAGATCCTTCCTAGCAGCGGGATTAGCAACATACCTAGCAGTGGGATTGGATTGGAAAGTGATTTTAACAAGTGCAGTAAGTGCCGTTGCACCTGTAATAATCCGTTGGCTAAATCCTAACGATACGGCTTTTGGCAGGAGATGACGCCTGCTGAGTGGGCTGCGTTTGTCGCGGCTATTCTTTCGTGCTGCGGTTTAATAATTGCAGGACTTAGATACATTATTCGTCATGAAGTACCGGGCATAATTGAAGGCTCCAATATCGTGCAGCGAATTGAAAAGTTAGAGTCAATGGTTTTAGAATTGCTCACTAATGACCGCAAGAAAACCAACAAAAGCCGAACGCGCCGCTAAGCGCAGGGCTAAAGAACGCGCCGCAGCGCGTGATACACGTCAACCCTTATTACCAATAGATTTATGGGCTGCAAGCGTTGTAGAAGCCTATGCGGCTTTAGTGCGTGCCGGATGGGACAAAGATCACGCGCGGTGGTATCTTGAAGAAACTATGAAGTTACCAGATTGGATAATTGGTAACCCGGATCATAGTCCTTATGAAGAAGATCAAGATGAGGACGAATGAAACGAATCGTCATTATCTCGGATTTACAAGTCCCGTTTCATGACGAAAAAGCAGTTAGAAACCTTGCCCGGTTTATCAGAAAATACAAACCTGATGACGTTCTATGCGTGGGCGATGAAATTGACCTACAGACAATCAGCCGATGGGCTACCGGGAAAGATGAATGGTCGGGAAGCATTGATGCAGACCGTAACCGAACTATCGAAATTCTGGGGGAGTTGCAGGTTCGCCACCTTTCAAGATCTAACCACTCAGCCCGGTTGTATAACGCACTCTCAAAACGTTTGCCCGGACTGCTCGGACTGCCAGAATTAACAATTGAAGGTTTTTTACGTCTTAAAGAATTAGGCATTACCTATCACCATAAACCCTATGAGTTTGCTAAGGGCTGGATTATGGTTCATGGCGATGAGCAAGCAATCAACCACAATGCCGGTTTAACGGCTCTAGGAGCCGCTAGGAGGCACGGAAAAAGCGTAGTATGTGGTCACACTCACAGACTGGGCTTATCGCACTTTTCAGAGGCTTCAGGAGGCGTTTTAGGGCGTGTCCTAACTGGGCTTGAAGTCGGGCATCTTATGGATGAAAAACAGGCATATTACACACGCGGTACTATGAACTGGCAAAAAGGTTTTGGGATAGTTTATTCAGATCGCAAATCAACCTATGCACTACCAGTGCCTATAGATAAAGACGGCAGTTTTGTAGTAGAAGGAAAACGCTACTAGCCGGCGTGTCGGCTTTGACAATTCGTATTTAATCCCTTCTAATTGGTAATTGAAATGCCAATTGAAAGGGGTATTACCGCATGATACGGTTTGACCGTAAAACGCAGTGCTACACAGATGGAAAGAACTACATACACGCGAAGGAAATACGCGCGTATGCAGGCAAAAGGTTAGGTTTGAAAAGCCAACGCGGGCGTTTATCGCGTGACACTATCGCTGCTTATTTCTTAGACGTTTTTAACGTCAGTGAGGAAGTGGCGTAATGAGTCGCGACACGCTAGAGATGATTTTATGGGCTTTTATATTTAGCCTGTTTGCTACAACTTGGTTAATTAATTTCAAAAACAATCACTACAAAAGGGGCTACTCAGATGGGTATCAAAGGGGCAAACTCGTTGCAAGCGAAAGATATTTTGACTAATGCCAATAACACGATCATTCAAAGAGAACTCACGCATGGTAGTTACGACCTCACAATGCTACGAACTGCCCGACTTTGGGAAAGTTTTCTTGAACACAAAATTGATCCGATGGACGTTGCAATCTGCATGGCGTTGGTCAAAGTCGCAAGAATTATGGATGCTGGAAAGCATCATGATAATTGGATTGACGCAGTCGCATACATGGCAATTAGCGGAGAACTCGCAGTCAAAGATTGGAATAACTTGGATGATAAGTAGGTCACCGCGTAACACGTGGTGCGACTACTGCAAAGGAAGATGGGGAACGGAAAGAAAAACGGTCACCATACCGGAAACAGGAAAGAACGCCATAGTGCCGCAGGATGCGGTTTGGCAAGTAACAAGTCATAGATACGGCAAACTCATAGTCCGGCATTATTGCCAGGGTTGTGCCGATTACGTTCAAACTTGGACTGACGGCAGTACTTGGACGTTAAAAGAGCAAATTGATTATGTGAAAGGGCTACAGGCTATCAATGTTCAATCTAAATGATTATGAAGACGTAGATACGAGGATACACAAATTTTATGAAAACTACCCAGACGGTGCCATTACTACAGAACTTATTACGAATGACGAAGAAAAAGGAACGGTTATCTTCAAAGCGTTTGCGTTTCGTACCTTTCTTGACACTAATCCTGCCGCTATTGGCTATGCGCGTGGTTCTCGCAAGGATCGTGGCGTTGATCGTGATTTTTGGTTTGAAAATTGTGAGACGTCTGCAATTGGTAGATGTTTGGCAAATCTCGGATTATCTGCTAAGGGAAAGCGAGCAAGCAGTCTGGAAATGGCTAAGGTTGCGGACGCTCAAGAATCAAATAAACAACCCATACGCGTACGAACCAAAGAACAAAAGGAGTTTCTAAGTGAACGCAATCCGGGCAGCGAAATTATTTGGGATACAACAATTGCGCCACCAGATGATATTGAACCCGCTTTTAAGAACGCAGTTGATTTGGTTACTGAGAATCTCGGTGCCGAACCTATTCCGCGCTGCGCTCATGGTGTTCGAATCTTGCGTGAAGGCACTGGCAAAAATGGTGCTTTTAGGGGTTGGACTTGCGTTCTTCCTATGAAGGACAAGAAAAACCAATGCAAAGCAATATGGATGATATTGGATCCTTCTGGGAAATGGGTTTACCGTCCAGAAGATGAAGATCTGGTGAGCGCATGAGAAGCGGTCAATGCTTAGGTTGCAAACGTTTAACTTTATTGGTCACAGACTTGTGCCAAATATGTGAAGAATCTTATGAAGTGGAGCGTGACTAATGAAATACAATCAAGTTGAATGGTCACAAGCCGCCTGCAAAGGTGAGGACACAAATAAGTTTTATGAGATAGAAGAACGTTCGCCTGATACCGAAATACACGAATTTAGAGCAACCTGCATGAAATGCCCAATATGGCAGGACTGTCTGAAATATGCGTGGTGCAATGAAGATTACGGTATGTGGGGCGGTATGACTTCCCGCGAACGTGATCTATTTCGTGGTAAAAGCAGCGATTATCATAATAACTGGACAAAATTACGCATAAGTTTACATAAATACGGCATTAGCATATTTGACATTCACGATTTATACCTTGAATTTAGGGAGGTGATAAAAAATGCTCGTCCTAGACAAACAAATTGACACGTGCGACAATTGTAATGAGCCTNNATGTCATGTTAGGACTAACTAAAATGTCACAAAGCCGAAAACACAGGGGCTATGCAACGCAGCGAATAGTAGCAGATTATCTGCGTACTAACGGCTTTGATCATGCCCTACCAGTGGGTGCGGGTCGCGATGGATCAGACATAACCGGCATTGAGGGGCTGGATATTGAGATCAAAAGCCGCACCCGGCTGGACTTAGCAGGCACAATGCGCCAAATGAAAGAGCGCACGCACAATGGTGAAATCGGAGTCGGTGTCTTGCGCCTAAATGGGCAAGGTGAAAAATCGGTTGATGATTTTGTATGTTTATTGTCCTTAAAAAATTTAACCTATTTACTAAAAGCAAGTGGCTACTGAACCTACCCTAATACACAGATGCACAGGCTGCGGCTTGTGGATTTACGGTAATCGTGAAAGGTGTGAAGCATGTCACAATACAGAATCAATAACGCCCTGACCTGCAGTTATGTTGCCGGATTTGACACGTCTGGTATGCTCAGCACGGCTGCGCCGCTGAAAGGCGAGGCGCAACGCCGGCGAGCATTAGGCAGGGTTATTGTCATAATGCTTGCAGTTCTGACGCTAAGCGTTGCGTCACCAGAAAAGATTAATACTGCTGACGCAGAGGAATTAAAGCCGTTAGACATTATGAATGTAAAGTTATATTTGCATAATAAAATAAATAATTGGAATGAGTTCGAATGTGCCAACCTATTAGGCTTTAAGGAAAGTAGTTGGCGATATAACGCAGTTAATAAACACAGTGGTGCTTATGGCATATTCCAACACATGAGTACCTATGCTAAGAATTGGGATCCATACACGCAAATAGATAAACACATTGAATATATAAATGCTAGGTATGATGGTAGTTGGTGTAAAGCATTAGATCACTTAGAAAGTAAGGGATGGCACTAAAACCGTATAGGGCAACTGCACAGTGGAAAAAGGTTAGGCTCCTTGTATTAAGAAGGGATGCCTACCAGTGTGCATACTGTGGTGATCTGGCTACAGAAGTAGATCACATATACCCTAAGGCTAGAGGAGGGGAAGATACGCTAGATAACTTGGTTGCAGCATGCAAACCATGTAACGTACGCAAGCGTGATAGCGTTTTTTTAGGGGAGACTTCTAC